AATGTTTGAAGAGTCTGATATGTGGCTGGTTTCAGATTAAACGCCTTGAACCGTCATATTGCTTAAGTACAATCCGCGGAGACTGGCAATCATTCAATACTCAAACTATCGAACGTTCGTCAGTCGGCCGCAATCATGCTCCTGCATACGGCATGGTTGCGGCGACCATCAATTTTACGACTGGGTATCATGCTGATTTTGCTCGCGCTCGCGTTCAGCTTTTTCCATCGCCTCCCGTGTTTCTTTCTTCTTCTGGTTCCAGATGCTGTCTTCCGGCATTTCCACACGTACTGACACAAAAGAATCTGCAGGAATGTCAACTAGTTCACCATCCGCAACGGTCTCAGTAAACACACCGTTAATATCAGTGTTTCCTATTCTGTTTCGGGCAAACTCCGGAGCTGAACTATGTACCCGGTGATACGTCCTGATAAGCACCGAACCATCAGCATTGACTTTGTAATCCAGCCAGATTCGTGGGTTCTTGTTTCTGTCGACCGGGATTTCGAAACCACCATCAATACCACCCCATGCTGCATCGGAGTTCAGGCCAACACAGCCAGTAATCAAATATTCACCTGTGGCAATACGTTTTACACAGCATCCTTCAGCCTCCGGCATACACTCACATGCTCCGTTGGCGAATATTTTAATCACTGGCGACGCCGTCTTGATAAATCCATTACTATCCACTGTCGTATTATTCGTACCGTAAACTGTCTGCCAGGCCTCAGATCCCCCATCGGCGTAAAAAATGAATCGCATACCATGATTACCAGCGCCAACCGCAATAGCTGCAAATGCCTGTTGCCTGTAGGCATCTCCGCCAGCGCCATAATCCCTGTCAGACATACGAATCATCATTGCATAAGGGTAAGGCCAGCCTCCCGTTCCTGTATCTACCTTATAAACTCCGGTGGAATATTTTTTATTATAAACATCATCAATTTTTGGATTAATTCTTTTACCCAGACCGAAATCCCCGACCTTTAATACTCTCCCCGCAGTGGTATCTGTATCAGATGTGGTAATTTCTGCCGTGGCTGCACTTTTTAAACCGAGAGCACTACGGCCTCCTGTGGCATCCGTTGCTCCGAGCCCGCCCTGCCCCATACTTAGCGGTGTCGTCAGACCAGAAAGGCTTGTGATATCGCTGTTAGCACCTTTCCCTGCCTTTCCATCAAGAGTTGTCGCTATACCTCCCCATGCTGGTCCGGTATACGTGCTTCCGTCAGGTAGTTTGACGGTCACTGTTCCCGTTCCGCTGAATACCTGCTGCCAGTTCTGTTTGTCGTAATTCAGCCCGCGCAGCGCTTCGGCACTTTGAGCCACCAGCGCTGCGGTGACCATATTCAGCGCCACGCGGGGAACAGCTGACCAGGCCGCGCCAGATTGTGTTGGCCCGGTGAAATTACTGACCAGCGTCAACGCTGTACCACTTTCAACGGACTTAACCGGGAGCGTATAGGGAACGCCACCGACAGTGACAACAATAAAATCTCCGGCCGCCACCTCGGTGGTAAACGCGGTTCCGCTGCCAGCGACCGCAGCAGAATTATGCGTCAAGGTTAAAGTTCCTGCTGACATGGATATCTCCTGAATTCAGATAATAAAAAACCCGCCGGAGCGGGTTATTTTTTTGGTGATTCATTATGGGCAATTCGTACGGGTGAAATTATTTTTATTCACCCATCGCCAGTTAAATGGATAACCGGCCCTATACTCAGTCTGATTAGCAACTTTTCGCACACCGTAAATGTGCACCGACTGGGGCAGACCGCCAGACACAAACTCAGCCTGACAAACCGGTTTCTGTTTCTCCAGAGCAGGACCTGAACACGCTGAAAGCACCAGACAGACAATAACTGGAATAATTATATTTTTCATTTCGACACCAGAGTTAATTATTTAAACAAAAAATAACCAATGGCATTGAATAATAAAAATAGTTTTAATAGATCAATATTCTAAAATTGATCGTTTAAATCGATCGGTTTAATCATATGCAGCTGTGTTTATCGCCGTTATCACAATTCCACTATTTGTCGTACCGATTGAAGAGCCGCTTGCTGTTGTTGATGTAAGTCCTTTTATTCTCGTTCCCGCACCTTCATTGAAGCAACCTGTACCCACATCCACAGACTGAATGATTGGCTGTCCACCGGGTGCCGAACCAGCATGAAGGAGAACAGATCCCAGCCCCATCGGATTTATGGCCCATTTGCCTGCCATGTATGTATCAATGTTAAGCCCACCACTTACAGCACCTGGTGAACCAATAGTTGTAAGGTCGCTTAATACCCGGGACTCATTCGTAAGTACCAGTGTCCCTTCGGCATCCCATATAGCCACCCCCCAGGCCGGAAGCGTAAGCGGATATATGGCAAAAAAATAGGCCTCAAGGACAAAAGCCGATCCCCTGTAATTAGACGCATCAACACTGAACGTATTGCCACTTTTTGAAGCTGATATCTTCGCCGGGGCGCTGGTTCGTGCAAATGCAATCCCTCCCTTCTGACCGTCGATAGTAACGGACGCCGAAGCACTGTTAAAATTCCCCCCAAAAGTTGAGTTTACCGTTACTTTTCGGTAAAGCGTCATTGGTGTGGAATCAGGCGTGATAAAAGGGTTCCCGTTAGGTAATGAAATCAATGCGCCATATTTAGCCATCTACGCAGTCTCCGCAAAAACGATTAACTGCACTTTGACTGCCGGGTAATCATTAATCCCATCACTACCTGAAGGCTGTATTGTTATGGTGTTTCCAGATGCAATAATATTTCTTTTATCTGTGTAACTTATTGTCCCTTTATCCTCCAGAGTACCAACCGCAAAACCGACCTTTAAACCGGGCTCGAGGTTGAACTGGTAGCTTCCCGTTTTCTGACCTAAAGCAAGATCGATGATGCCCACCACGGTTACAGGTTTAATGCCATAGTTATTCGGGACGCCGTTAGCGTCCCATGAAGCAAATCCAAAATCAGACATTGGGAGCCACACCTGTTAGTTTACCAATCTGCACAAACAAACGACCTTCCGGCCCTGTAAAGGAAAGATTGTTGTCGGCTTTAGAAAGACACCACCCCCCCTGATTTGCAACTTTGTAACCTTCTGACCAGATAGAACCTGAGATTTTCGCATTGTTGATTGCGGCGTTAGCAATTTTGGCGCTTGTTATACTTCCATTCTGAATAAACGCATCGCTGATAAACACCTGACCATTAACAACAGCAAAGGGTGAATATTGCGTATCACCGCTACCACTCATCAGGACGAACTGGTTGGCGTTAAACCCGACGCGGGTGACTACCGGCTTACCCGCTTCCGCCAGCACCGCAATCGACATTCCGGCGTTATACATCACACCGTTAATCCGGACCCCAGTTTTGAGGGTGTAAATCGCAGAGGCTCCGGTAGCATCAACCACGGCGGTAAGCTTATCCTCCAGCGCAGCAGTTACATCATTGAACTGCGCCTGCACCTGCGTCGACATTTCAGCCATGGCCTTATCGACCTGTGCAATGGTCGTTTTAACCACCAGAATATCCGCGCGTACTTCGCCGTACTGCGCCCACTGATGTTCCACGGTTCCATGGTTGGCCAGCGCATTCTGCAATGCGGCTTCGAGATTGGTATCAATGTCGCCAGTCAGGCGGTCACCGTCGGCAGATGTCAGGAAGTCATCGGCAATATCGCCCAGGTAGTCGTCAGCATTCGCATTAGATTCACCCCGAACCCAGTCGGTCCAGCCAGATTCATTACCCGTTCTGTCTACCAGCTGCGCGCGGTACCAGAACTCCTGTCCCGCTTTTAATCCCAGTTGGGTGTATTCGGCAGAAGGATAAGGCACATCAGACAACAGCAGAGGATTTGAGAAATCACTGTTCGCGGTGTACTGAACTTCAGTTTTCAGTGTGTCCCCGGTGTTAGCCGGGAATCCCCAGTTCAGGCGAATCCCCCAGTTGATCGGCGTTGTCGCAAAGCCGACAGGTTTCGGCGGTTTTCCCACCTTGCCTGTAAGATTTACTTCTGATGATATCGCCCAGACTGATGAAACGTCGCTGGTGTTCACCGCCCTAACGCGGACCAGATAGCGACCCGAGTAGATACCCTGCACTTCAAAGCCGAGAGAAGACGTTCGGGGCACGGTTACCCAGTTTCCGCTGTCACGCCGCCATTCCGCCTCGTACGCAACTGCACCCTGAACAGCATCCCAGGCGACGCGCATAGTGGTAATCGCAATGTTCTGGTTAACCGTAGAGTAGCTGTCTACGACAATATTTCCTGGAGGAGCCTGAACCCCCGGAGGAATGACACTGATAGGACGCTCGTCCAGTCTTGCTCCGGTGTCAACGGCAGGATAGATGTCAGGGTTGTATGTCGTTCCGGTGACTTCGAAAGTGCCATCATTGTTATCCCGCGTTCCCGTAACACGAAAAAGCGCAATAAGCAGATCGTCAGAATCCACACCCCAGTTACATTCAGCCTCAGGCGTTTCGCTGTAGGATGTGGTTACAGTGACTGTGTTTCCGTTAACGGCCTGAACGGTTCTGGCCTGAGCTATGCCTGATGGCAGATTCAAAAACAGCCTGTTCCCCGCTTTCACATCAGCAGCGCGATCGAGAGTTATGTTGCGACCGTTAACCGCACTCACTCTGCCGCCAATGGTTCTTCCGGCCAGCTCGTTGGCAGCCACGCCGATCACCTCCCCGACAGGGGGGACATCCATGCCCGTGCTGAAGGTCACCACCTCGCCGATACCGTTAGTAAGCAGCGCCCAGCGCCCGCGCCGGTTTGCCTCTGACTGCCTGGTGCAGCCGATCGCAGTCATTTCGAGCTGACGATAATCGAAGCGCATGGCCAGATCGCTATCGTAAACAGGCTCAGGCGTATCTTTGTAGTGGTTGGCAGGGTCTGACCAGTTCACCAGCGCGGCAGTGTTTCGGGTGGTTTCACTCGGGTCCGCAAAGGTAAATTTTCCTTCAACAACGCTGGCGTGGTTGTAGATGTGCCACACATCCCGGGGCATATCGGCCAGGACATACATCTTATTGTCGCCCCAGTACGTCATGCCGCGAAATATACCCGCCAGATCACGAAGTACGGTCCAGGCGTCATTACGGTCCTGGATATAAACGTTGCAACGAAAACGAGGCTCCGTCCCGCTGCCGCCCTTGCCGTCTGGTACCAGTTGATCGCAATACTGGGCGATGCGATAAAGTTCCCATTTGTCTATCTGAGTCGCATCGATTCTTTGACCCAGCCCGAAGCGCTCGTTCAGGATGATGTCGTAATATATCCAGGCTGGATTATCCGTCCATGCCCATTTAAATACGCCCTCCCATGTACCAGAGTAAGTACGGGTTTCAGGATCATACGTGTCAGGTACACGGATGATTCGCCCTTTCGGATTGCACACAACCTGAGGAATGCCATTGGGGAACTGCTTTGCGTCAAACTCTACATACAGCAGAGCTGTGTTAACGTAGCGAAGTTTTGCGTCAATAATTTCAGTAACGGCCACAACGCGCATGATGTCCACGACATTCACGCTCGTGGAATCCGGCGTGATTCTGCGAACCCGCAACTGCCATCCAGTCGAGGCTTTTGGAAGGTTAACGCGGTGACTGCGCTCATAAAGCGACGTGGTTTTGTCATCAACAGCACCGTTAACCACCGTTTCATACGGCCCGCCATCGACCGACAGATCGATAGCATACTCGACGCGGGTGCCGACTTTATCACCGTTGTTTTTCTGGAGTAAAAGAGTTGGCCATCCCAGGCGAATTCGCAGCGCAGAGAGCTGCGTGTTGGATACCGCGCGCACGTACGGCACAGCCTGTTTCAGCTCGTATGAAACCTGAAGTTCGTTTTCAATGCCGGGGAAGCCCTGAATGTAGTCCTGGTCCTGAGTGCCGGAACGGAACTCATATTTTACATTATTGAAGTTATAACTTCCGTCGGCGTTCTGAAGGGGCGTGTATGAAGAAGAGTCACCAAGAAAAATGTTTTTACCATCAAGTCCGCCAGCGAACTCACCCTCTCCAAGAGCAATCAGCACCTTTGCCCTCGCAATGGACTGAATGCTGTCCGGTGCTTCCACGGGCGTTCTGGTCTGATTGCTGCCACCTTTACCGCGGCCTTTGATGATTGTCGTCGTCATATCGCGTCCATAAAAAAAGCCACCGTCAGGTGGCTTATAGTACGTGGTTTGGTTTATTGCTGATCTTCTGCATAAACCCCGGCGGATATAATTGCGCCGCCAATTTCGCGTTGCCCATAAAGCAGGGGGACGGGATTGCCAGATGCTGTTGTGTTAACGGGCCCACCAAACGCATAGGAGGGTTTGTTATCAGGTTCCTGACGCATTCGCAGGCCTGAAACCTGAGGAGAGAGCATTTGCACTACACCACCAACGACCATTGCGGCACCAACGGGAAACATGATGTTACTTGCTGCGATACTAACTCCCGGCATCCATATGGCAGCAGCGACCAGAGCCGTTCCGAGCAACGCCTGGAAAACTCCAGCTCTTTTACTACCCCTTATCACAGGGATTATTCTTAACTCATCACCCGGTCCCAGGAGTTCAAACTCTTCGTGCCCGATATTTCGACGATCCCGGAAAATAACAAAATCCAGTCCCTTTGCCCGAGCTTCACGCAGATAAGCATCAAAGCCGTCAATGGTGTTAGAAAGCGCCCTGAACACTTCGCTGGCAGACGTTAGTGCGCGGCGATGCGTCCTGCCAAATCGCTGAGCCATTGAGCCGCTGAGTTTGATAACGGTTTTTCTTTCCATTACATCAAATCCTTATAACGCAGAATTTTGATGGTACGGTCACGGTAATAACCACCGTAGGGAATACGCTGGCTTAGCTGGCCATACATGTGATGCAGTAGCATGTTGCCATCAAGCAAAATTCCGGCATGGTTCGGGACGGTGGACTGTACCTGCATGATAACCATGTCACCGGGCTGAGCTGGACCGTCGTACTCACGGAAACCGCATTCCTGCCAGTTGTCCATATAGAGGTTTTCACCCTGCTCCCACCAGTGCCGATCTACGCTGTAGTTGGGCAGTTCAATGCCGTGTTCGATGCGGAAATAGTCCATAATGAGAGACCAGCAGTCTGCATGCCCGAGTACAAACTGGCGCCCTGTGAGGGGACGGTCTCCGCGAGGCATGACGGTGCGAATGTCGCCCTCAGGCCACGATGCAATAATCCAGGGCAGTTCCGTGGCATCACACATCAGCATGTCGAGTTCACTCGGCTGGGTTGTTGCCCCGTCGCCGGGGTGACTGTGGACGATCGCCACCACAGTTCCCTGCTCTTCGGCGGCCGCATAATCCTCAGGATTAAGTTCAAATTGCTCAGTCGGCGACTCAGCATTATTTTTGCAGGGGATGTATTTCTCCACCCGCCCCTTCTGAATAACCACGCCACAGCACTCCTCGGGGAAGGATGCGGCGGCATGCGCCAGAATGGCGCTAACTGTTTTGTCGCGCATGATTATCCTCTCAGAAGTGAAGCGCCGGGGAACCCGCCATAATCCAGCTGTTCATTCTCTCCGAAGCGAGGTTTACAGCCCGTTGACAGCAATCCGGAGCAAACATCCTGTGAAGGATCGCCCACCCGATTGCCGTCTTTATCGAACCAGCCGTTTTGCCCGGCGTAGGTGCAGCCGTTCCCGGTTTTGTACCAGCCACGCATGCACCACGTGCACATTGGCTGAATTTGCCGGGTCGGAATGAGTTGCCCTCGCAAATCGGCTGGACTGGAAAGCTCAAACTCTACGGTTTCATCGTCTGACCCTGATTTACGGTCGATGTAATAAACCTGTTTGCGCTCCTCGTTGGGATTCGCAGTCGGGTTCCCGCCAGGAAAATTTCTTGCGTCCAGATAGTGAGCGAAGGTGTCATGGATGATCACCTTTGCTTTAGCCATCCCCTGAAACCTGCGGCACAGCGCACCAATCGTACCGCTGATGTTTGCAACGGTGAGTGACGGCCGTGAACTCTGGCCGTCACTGCTGACAGATATGCCGGTCAGTTCATACGGCCACGCGCCATACTCCTGCCCCTGCCACCACACCGACTTCGGCTCAAGTTTTGACTCATCGCCGCCTGCGGCGATGATTTCCGCCTCGGTATGCGGGATTGTCTCGTTGTGAAAGCGAAGAATACCCGCACCGAACGCTGAGCCGTCCACCTCGATCAGGCGGACGCGCTTACCCGGCTCCAGTTTCTGGACATCAGATGAAATACTCATGGATGGTATGCCTGTATGAATGTGCTGCTGAGGGTGTATTTTTTGTTGCCGTGGGTAGATATCTGGAAGGATTCCGCGCGCCATAAACCTGAAGGCTCAAGCGGCGGCTTCCAGATAAATGACTTCCACCCTGTATGTCTGTTCAGAAAGTTTTTAATGGCCTGAATGTAAGCCTCGTCGCCGGTAAAACTCACGCTCCATTGAGATGTTACCGGGTTGATACCGTCCCCGGACACCTGCGCATAGCCATCGCCAAACTGTGCCTTTCGTGTACGAAAATTTGTATCAACCTGAGAGGCAATCTTTGGGCACCATCTGAATGTTTCGACTGCCATGGTTAAACCCCCTTGATTAATCGCCACAGAGGCGAACCCGGCATGCTGGCCTGTTCGTTAATGACGCCAGTGATGGCATCTTTCAGTTGTCTACCAGCAGCGCCGGTTGTTCCCTGACTGGCTGCCTGTGGTGATCCACCCTGAATATTGATATCGCCGAAGTTAACTGAAGGCATACCACCGGAGACCTGAGGAGTGCCAACAGCCCGAACGCCAAGCGAACCATCAGCGGCGCGCGTAAGCGGCATAATGGCTTCCGGACCAGCTTCGGCAAAAACCCCTGCACCTTTGGCAAAAGCAAACAGCTGAGGCGTCTGAAAAACGCCATTGCTGTAAGCGCTCAGGGACGGAGAGTCGTAAACATTACCCTTCGCATTAAAGGTAAAGTTCGCGCCAGCATTCTGAATAGCGGTACCGCTGCTGGCGGTAGCGGCTGACGAGGCACCAAAACTGAACAGTGAACCAATTGAGCTAACGCCATTAGCAACAGCCATATTCACCAGGACGTTCTGGATAATCTTCAGTACGCTGACGCCCCAGTCCTTCCAGCTATCAACGTTGCCATTGAGCATGTCGGTGATCGTGGTGACCGCGCCACCCATAGCCTGCTTCATGCCGTCAGCGGCCATGGAAGAATAATCAGTAGCTTCGTCCACCCAGTTCGCATAACCCTCAGACAGTCCCGTCACCCAGTCGTTACGCTGCGCATCAGAAGCTGCGTAATATCCCTCCTGGTCGCGCAGGCGCTCTTCGAGATAGCGCTTATTAAGTGCAAGCCCCTGCTGATAGAACGTCTCGTCGATTTCACCAGCCTGACGCTGGCGGAGAAGATCGGTATTCTTCTGCTCGAACTCCTTACGCAGATTGAACTGCTCCTGAAGTCTTTCACGGAACCTGGTTCCCTGCCCGTAGCCCAGCAGTTGCGCTTCATTGGCTGCGCGAGCGCTGGCGTTGCTGTCAGCAAGGTTGGCTTCGTAATTTCGCAGTTGCTCACGCAATTTAACCTGGTCAATCAGCGCAGCATTCTGCAATACCGTCTTTTTCTGGGCTTCTGTCAGAGAAGCAAGTTCGCCCTGGCTGACCTGGTATTTAACCTTCGCCAGTTCAGTATTCTGGCCTTGCAGGGCAATCTGCTCTTTTTGCTGCTTGATAAGGCGCTTATACACATCCTCGGTTTTCTCGCCTTCGGTTTTACCGCCCTTCGCCTTAGGTTTGTTGGCCTCATTATTCCGCCATTCAGCAAGACCGTTATTAATCAACTCCTGACGGCCTGTCTGGAATTGCGGATCACTGGTTAACCCCAGGTCATCGGCTGCATAACTCAGTCGCAGGCGCTCTTTTGCTTCACCCTTCAGGCGTGACAACTCCAGATCCCGGCGGCTCTTTTCGAGGGCATCGGTTTGCTTTTTGTCGAGGTCGGCCTGAGGGAGTCTGAGTGGGACGTTAGCCAGCCCTTGCCGGGCCATTAATAGCTGATTTCCCAGACCCAGCAGACGGTTAAATTCAGTATGCTGACCATTCATCATGATCATCGATTGATATACCGCATTCTGTCGCCAGGCTTGTTCGCGTATTAAATCATTACGACGCCGCTCAATTTCTTCGAGAGCCTGCTGAATGCCGCGAGATTTATCTCGCATGTCATTCAATTTTCCCTCTTCAACAGCGAGTTGATCCGTAACAATAGCTATTGCTTTAAGGATATTTGCATCGTTCTCGCTGGTAATGCCCGGTTTTCCACGCGATGCATTCAAATCGTCGATCTGGTTCTTCAGCTCACCAACCTTTTTGGCTTGCTCATCAACCAAACGATTTTGTTCAACGAGAGCCTCAACGGTTTGCCCACGATTTTCATCCGTCTCGGTCAGAGACATTTGTGAGGTTTTTTGCCTAATTTCATCAATCTGACCAGCATACTCCTGGGCGGAACGACGTGCCTGCTCCTGATTCTGATACATCGTGTACCAGGCACCGGCCCCCAGCATCAACAGCCCAGGCAACCCGCCGACAAGACCCAGCAGGCCTGTAGCGCCTGTTTTTACAAGCCCCAGCACTGATGTTGCAGAGTTTAGTGCCTGCTGAGAGGCTGCAACGGCTCTGTTTGACTGTACCAGCGCCGCATTTGCTGTAATCATTGCCCGGCGCTTGGATATGGCATTTTGAGTGGCAGTAGCCTCAGCATTAGTATTCTTTGCCAGCACAAGTTCTGACTGGGCAAGCTGGTAAGCCCGCTCAGCAGCAATAGCATCGGCAGCGGCCTTGCGCTGTGATTGTGTGGCTGTACTTGCCCTTGCGGCGGCGAGCGCTATTTCATTTTTCCTCGCTTCAACCAACTGCGCCGTCTGGCTTCCAAGATCGCCAATCATGCCGCCAATAAATCTTGAACCTCCGATGGCCGCCAGCACGCCAGCAGCAGAGGCAACGGTATTGATATTATCTGAAATCGCATTCAATGCCCCGGTTAGCGCGCTTGTCGCCCCAGTGGCTTCATTTGCACCACCTACCCACGCCAGAAATGCGTTTTCAATTTTGGTCGTTGCTGATGCAACGGTCTGTGGCATCGCGCTATATTCATCCTGTAACGCCCCAAGCTGGCTGATTAAAGCCGGAACAACTTTATCGGCGGTAAGTTGTCCCTGATCGGCCATAGCCTTTAAGTCTTTCCTGGCGACACCCATGCCGGATGCCAGCGCGCGAATAACGCGATCACCGTTTTCGTTGACGGAGTTAAATTCCTCGCCACGAAGAACACCCTGCGCCAGAGCCTGGCTGAACTGCGTGATTACAGAACTGGCCTCAGACGAGCTTGCACCTGACAGCTTAAGCCCTGTGGATATAGCCTCGGTTACCTTCAGAACCTCTTCTGAACTGTAGCCATATTCACGCATAGAAGCGGCTGAACGCGCAAAGAGGCTGGCATTATCTGAAAATGCCGTACCGGTTCGCTGACTGATTTCCATCAGCGCGCGCTGTGACTCGTTGAAATCATCTGTAGATTGTGATGCCTGCTTTAACCTGGCGTTAACTGAACTCCACTCGTCAGCTAAAGAAATAAGGTGCCCGGTGGCATATGCTCCTGCAAATGCTCCGGCAAGACCAACAGCAGATGCCTTAGCGGAATTAAGTTGCCCCGTTAAGTCAGCCAAAGCTCTCTGAGTTTCTCTGGACGCGGCTGCCGCCTGC